ATAATGGACAGGCATTAAAGTTTCCAAGAAATAATTATACGATTGATAATGTGGAACTCACTTGTACAACAATTCCAAATAATATTAAATATGCACAATATGAACTGGCTAGAGCTTTGGCTAATGAAACAGATGCCATGACAGGTAATACAGGCACAGATGGTAATTTATCCGAGGTCAAGTTAGGAGATATACAGGTAAAATATAATACGACAAGTCAGGGAGTCGGTTCTGTTAATAATGTGATGGACAAATATCCATGGTTACAAAGTTATCTTGGTGCGTATATGTTAGGTGGATCTGGTACCTATCAAACTAGAGTGGTGAGAGGATAATGGCAGGACAGTTAGATTCATTATTAAAGAAGGTAGCAAAACAGGTTGTATCTGATTTAGGTAGTTCGTTAGATACAACTATTACTTATATTAAAAAAGGAGTATCAAGTTATAACATTGACACTGGAGAAGAGATTAGTGTAGATACTAATTTTTCTGATATTAAAGCACCAGTAGAATTTATAAGATCAGAAGAAGAGGGTGATCAGGAAATGAGAGAAGCAAAAATTTATATAACTCCAGATCAAATAGGAAATAATCAACCAACTTTAAATGATGAAGTAAAATTAACATTTGCTGGATCTATTAGAACTGGACAGATAACAAGTATTGATACAAAACAAGGTGGACAGACTTATCTATTTACATTACTAGTGAGGTTCTAATGGTAAGGAATTTTAAAAATGCAAAATCAGATTTAGACGCTCAATTAAATGAAGCATTTAATTCAATGATTGGTGATGTTTTAGCTGATCTTGCAACTGAAGCCAATAGTCCAGTTTATACAGGATTTTTAGCATCAAGTTGGAGAGCACAAAAAAGCCAGGTAAGACAAAAAGACAGAAGAGAAGATTTTCAACCTTGGGCATCAATCAAAAAAGAACATGATTTACCAGTAGGCGGAGCACCTTGGAAACCAGCAGGATCAAGACCCTCTAATCCAGTTATTGAGCCAAGATTTTCTCCTCCTACTTTTGATTATAAAAAAGGTTGTTTTATTGGAAATCAGGCAGAATATTCAAGTTATGTGATTGAAGATCCACGAATAGCTAAGTATGTAAAGAATGATATAAAAAATACTATTAATGAAAACTTTAAAGAGAAAAAACGTGGTGCTATAAAAATTGGAGCTACACAAAAGAAAGTTTTGTTTGGTAAAGGTAGTAAAAAAGGTAAAAAATATACTGGTACTTCTGAAATTTAATTATGACTTTAGTGAATACAAGAGCAGCTTTTGAAAAGGCAGTAACAGATGCAGTAACAGATGTAGATCCAACTGTATTAATGGTTTATGATAATGTGCATTTTACAAATCCTGGTAAAACGAAAAAATACATCATTATGACTATAGATTTTGGACAATCTACTTTACAAAATCAAGGAGCTTCTTCAGATTATTATGCAGGTGTTATTCAATGCAATGTTTATTGTCCAAAGGGAAAAGGTACTAAAACTTTGTCTGCCATAAGTGAAGCTGTTGTAGATGGCTTGACTTCTGTAAATACTACAACTTATGTCGATACTTTTTCTTGTAAACCTAGAGTCTTAGATATTACAGGTCCAACTCCTTTAAATATTGAAGATAGAAGTCATTTCGTTGGTGTAATATCTTGCCAATTTACCGCTAACGCTTAGTATATAGTAAAGTAATATAATTTTGATATGACAAGAGCAGTTGATCTTCTCAAAAACAGGTTTGGAG